TGGTGTTACTTCGCCGCTAGAAATCCTAAACCGTATGGGACGCTTGATGGACACAGCTAACGTAGATTCTGCAGATCGTTGGTTTGTGGCTGACCCAGTGTTCTACGAAGTCTTGATGGACGAAAATTCTAAGTTCGTTGATCGTGACTTTGGTGGCGGTTCAGAAATCCGCAATGGGCGCGTAGGCGAAGGCTTGATTAGAGGATTTAGAGTATACAAATCCAACAACCTAGCATTCTTCGGTACTGGCCCCGGAACAACTGCCAGCGCAGGTTCACGTACAAACTTCGGAATCTTGGTAGCAGGTCATCAGTCTGCTGTATCAACTGCCCAGCAGTTGTCCAAGACTGAGTCCTACCGTGACCCAGACAGCTTCGCTGACATTGTACGCGGTATGCAATTGTATGGGCGCAAGATCCTGCGACCAGAAGCAATTGTAACTGCCAACTACAACTTGGCGTAAGTTTCCTTTCTTCTTTCTTGGTCAGGCTACTTTTTTCTGGTAGAAGTAGCTTGGCTAGCCCCCTGTCTTTACGCCCCTCTAAAGATGGGGGGGTCACTTCACTCCAAGGCTTTGTATGGCTGGGTCTACGTACTTAAATCTTACAAATCAATTGCTGCGGCGCTTAAACGAAGTAGAAGTTGTAGATGTAGATTTTGCAGACGTACAAGGCGTACAAGCATTGGCCAAAGATGCTATCTTGGCGGCCATCCGCTACATCAATCAAAACGAATACGAATGGCCCTTTAATGCCGCAAACACCAATCAAGTATTGAGTGTTGCCGTAAAGGAATATAGTTGGATTGCCAACTTTAAAGTAGTCGATTGGAATTCATTTCAGCTACAAAAAGATGACGCCCTAGGCATAGGGTATAGTACCTTGCGCTACATTGAACGCGATGAATACTATGCGCGGTACAGGGATGTAGATTTTGAGTCAGGCGCCACAGGCGGCGGCGTACCCCTGTTTGTATTTCCGGCACACGGCTCAGGATTTGGCGTGTCGCCTTCGCCAGACAAAGCGTACACTGTAAACTATAGATTTTATTTAAGTTCGGACTTTCTAGTAAATCATTACGATACTACGCGCATTCCTACGCAATACGATTCAGTTATCATAGATGGCGCCTTGTACCATATGTATATGTTTAGGGATAACAATGAGGCGGCCAGTATTACTTTGAATGTGTTTCAGCAAGGCATAAAGAATATGCAAGGCTTGCTTATCAATCAGTATGACCATATTACGGACACTAGGGTATTAGCGCCCAAGCGCACTAGTTCTGTAGCGTTTTTTTAGTAGGATAATATAGCGCGTTATGCCTGACAGAATTCAATCCTACAAAGTAGTTTGCTCTGGCGGCCTAAACTCAAATGAAAACCATTTGGAGTTATCAGACAATCAGCCGGGCGCAGCTACGCGCCTTGTCAATTATGAGGTTAGTCTGTATGGCGGATACCGCCGCATTGAAGGTTTTACAGAATACAATAGTAGTTATCCAGAAGTAGGCGCAGGTTTAGCAGAAGGGCCAGTACTATGTACGGCCATCTTTAAAAGCGATACGCAAGGCACCATAGTCATTGCGGCCCGAAAAGACATTGGCGCAGCCACATACAGCTTTTATAGGCATGTGCCTAATGCCGCATGGGTAAAATACGATTTGACTGCTGCCGCATTAGGGCATGCTTCCGATATTGTGCGTGCCACTACAGACGGTGTAGGTACGGTCAACAAGATCCGATTTACTAAATTTAACTTTGGGTCTTCTTTAACTGGAGTGGCAGGCGCATCTACAAACCTAATTGTTTTTGTAGATGGCGTTAATCATGCGATTATTACGGATGGTGTCCACTGGGACTTACTCAAGTCCACAGGGAATGGCACGCCGCATACGCCCGGTGGTGCTGCGGTGCTAAACAAACCATCCTTGGTAGATAATTTTGAAAACCATTTGTTTTTGGGCGGCGACAGAACCGCTGAATCAGTGGTGGCTCATTCTGCGCCAAACAATGCCATAAACTTTAACGTAAATGATGGCGCAGGGCAGTTATCGGCAGGATTTGACGTTGTCCAATTTAAGCCTTTCCGCGACAACCTTTTTGTCTTTGGCGAAAACGCCATCAAGAAAGCATCGCCGGATGCTACGTCAGGCTTTGTACTGGATAACGTAACGGCCAACGTAGGCTGTATTGCTAGGGATAGTGTAGTAGAAATTGGGGGCGACCTAGTCTTTTTGTCGCCGGATGGATTCCGCCCTGTGGCTGGTACAAGCCGCATTGGTGACGTAGAAATAGAATCCATTTCCAAGAATATTCAGCAGTTGCTGACGGATTTACCTATTACGTATGACCTAGACAATTTAAATGCCGTAGTGCTGCGCTCCAAGTCCCAAGTACGATATTTTATTGGCGATGATTCGCGCACAGTAGACGCCAGTGTAGGCATTATAGGTGGGTTGCGTTCCGCAGATCAGCGGCTAGGCTGGGAATTTGGCGAACTACTTGGTATACGCGCATCTTGCTGCGATTCGGCGTATGTCAGCGGGGTAGAACTTGTACTGCATGGTGACTATGACGGCAAGGTGTACAAGCAGGAATCCGGCAAAAGTTTTAATGGCGCCGATATAGTTGCAATTTACACTACGCCGTACTTTGACTTTGGCGACACAGAAACGCGCAAGGTTTTTAGAAAGGTAAACACGTTTGTGCGGGCCGAAGGGCCAATAACCATGAATATGTCCCTTACATACGATTGGGACGATCCTAGAGTTACTAGACCATCTACCTACACCCAAGATTCAGCAGGCGCCCCAGTAAAGTACAACACGCTAGGGATTATTTATGCAGGCACCAACGTAAACTATGGCGGCACAGACAAACCGATTATTGTTACGCCCATTCAAGGTAGTGGATACGCTGTCCAGCTTACGTACGTGACGCTTGGTGTGTTTGATCCGTATTCTATTCAAGGAATGGTTTTTGAGTTTTCTGTGGCAGGACGTAGATAAGGAACAAGGCAAACAATGGCAGGATACACTAGACAATCTGTAGCAGATATCATCAACGGCGCAAATATTACTGCGCCGCCGCTTAATTCTGAATTTAACCAGTTACAGGCCGCTTTTGCTGCCAGCACTGGGCATTCGCATGACGGCACTACGGGCAATGCGCCCCTAATCAATCTGGCTACTTCTGTAAGTGGGTACTTGCCTGCGGCCAATGGTGGGTCAGGCGGCCTAAATAATCTTACAGCAACTGCCAATCCTACTATTACAAATGATACTGATTCGGGCTATGCAGTAGGATCTGTATGGATCAATACCAGCACAGATGAATGCTTTGTCTGTACGGATTCTACAGCAGGGGCGGCCATCTGGCAAAAAACTGTATTTGAATACTCCAACTCCATTAAGCCTTTAGCCACTAATACAGTTGATCTTGGTACTTCCAGCCTTAAATACAAAGACATCTACATTGACGGCACAGGCTATCTTGACGCCTTGAGCGTATCCGGTGCATCTACGTTCACTGGAACAGTGACTACTGGCAATATTAGCCAGACTTCTGGTACAGCGACTTTTGCGACAGTAGATGTAAATGGTGGCGCTATTGACGGCACGGCCATTGGCGCAACAACGCCTAGTACTATTGTAGGTACGACCATTACGGCCAATACTGGTTTTACCGGAAATCTTACCGGAAATGTCACATACACTTCTGGTACGCCAACTTCCACATTCTACAACGTAACCGTCAATGGCACGCTGAATGCGCCCAACAGTAATATTACTGGGAACATTACGGCTACCACAGGTACATCCACATTCAATAATCTGACGATTACTGGCACGTTGGACATGGATGCCAATACGGCGTCCACCATTACTGGACTAAGTGCGCCAACCAGCAGTACAGATGCGGCCACAAAAGCCTATGTAGACACTAGCATTTCAAATCTTATTGATTCGGCGCCGGGCGCACTAGATACGCTTAACGAATTGGCGGCAGCCTTAAATGACGATGCTACTTTTTACGATAAAGTAGTATTGAAAACTGGCAGCACCATGACCGGAACATTGGACATGGGCGCCCAAAAGATTACTACTACGTACACGCCAGTTAATGGAGTAGACCTAACTACCAAAACCTATACAGACGCTACGTTCTTAAAGTTGGCTGGCGGCACAATGACGGGCGGCATTACGATGGGGTCTAATGTAATTACGGCCACGTATACGCCGACTAACACGGGCGACCTGACTACAAAGACGTATGTCGATGGTATTTTAGGTTCCGCTACGGCTGCGGCTGCATCTGCGGCGGCAGCGGCTACTTCAGAATCTAATGCGGCCACATCCGAATCAAATGCGGCTACTTCAGAGTCTAATGCGGCCACATCTGCAACAAACGCTTCTAATTCGGCGTCTAGTGCGTCTACATCGGCCACCAACGCCGCTTCTTCAGAAAGTAATGCCCTAACCTACAAGAACGCCACAGAAGCCGCCTACGACAGTTTTGACGATAGATACTTGGGCGCCAAGGCGTCAGCGCCATCCGTAGACAATGATGGCAACGCGCTAATAGATGGCGCCTTGTATTGGGACACAACGTTAAATGCAATGCGTGTGTACGACTTGGGCGGCACGGCATGGGTTACAATTGCGGATGCAGATGATGTCGCTATTGTGGCGACCAACATTACGGATGTAAATACTTTTGCGGCGCGTTATCGGATTGGTTCGGCTGACCCAACTACATCATTGGATGCTGGCGATTTGTTTTACAATACGACTAGTACGCAGTTAAAGATTTATAATGGGGCGGCATGGGAAGTAGGAGTGTCGGCAGGATCTGGTACACTGCAAGCCGCAAACAATTTAAGTGATGTGGCCAATGTGGCTACGGCGCGCACAAATTTAGATGTAGATCAAGCTGGGACGGCCCTAGCCCTTTCTATAGCATTAGGATAAATACGGTAAACTATGGCAAATACATTCAAGAATTCGGTCACTGCGTCTGTAGGTACATCAGCGACTGATGTATATACTGCGCCTGCCTTAACCACAACCACTGTGATTGGCGCAGCCGTATCCAATCGGACAGCATCGGCTATTAGTGTTGATGCGACTGTGACGGACACAAGCGGCAGTGTTACGGCGTACTTGGTGAAGGCGGCCCCAGTGGCGTCTGGCAGTGCGCTTGTACTGATTGGTGGCGACCAAAAAGTAGTTTTGGAAACAGGTGATAAGATTACGGTGACTAGCGATACGGCGTCATCGGCGGATGTAGTAATTTCAGTACTGGAGCAAACCTAATGGCTTATATAGGAAGACAACCTGCGGCTGCGCCACTTACGTCCGCAGACATTACAAATGGCATTATTGTAAATGATGACATTGCTGCTGGGGCTGCCATAGAACAAACTAAGCTAGCCACCTTATCTATTACAGATAGCAATATTGCTGACGATGCTTTGTCGCAAGTAAAGATCAGTGGTTTGAGTACAGCATTAAGTGGCAAGCAATCGTTGGATGCTGGGCTAACTTCAATCAGTGGGCTAACCACTGCCGCTGACAAAATGATTTATACCACGGCGTCCGATACGTATGCCGTGGCGGATTTGACGAGTGCAGGACGGGATTTGCTGGATGATGCGGATGCGGCGGCCCAACGAACAACATTGGGCTTATCCAACTTTGCGGATCTGACGGCAGATCAGACTTTTACTGGCGGCAATCGTGGCACAGTCACAGTAGCCAATACTGCTAGTTTTGACATGAACACCACTAATAACTTTTCTTGTACGCCAACTGCCAACTACACGATTACCTTTACAAATATTACGGCAGGACAATCTGGCAATATCTACATAAACAATGCGACTAACTATACTGCTAGCAAAGCGGCATCTGTAAAACTAGGATCAGCGGATTTAACTACGTTGTCAGCAACAGGCGAATACTGGCTGTCGTACTTTGCGCCAAGTGCTTCCGTAGTGCTGGTATCAGTAACTGCCGCACTTAGCTAACAGAGTCAGGTAAAAGACGATGAGCATTATACAAGGCACAGCAAAAGGTGGGGCAGTAGCGGCTAGCTTATACGACTACCCGGTTTCATTACGGTTTGATGGGTCTAGTTATTTGAGTCGTGGTTTTTCTGGCGGTAACGCAAATATCCACACAATTAGTGTTTGGGTGAAACGTACAGAATTAACAGGTTCTGGACACACCGATGCAATATTCAGTGCTGGCGATACAGCGGATACTAACCGAGTATTTCTTCTTGGTTTTGAAAACGACAACATTAAATTATGGGGGTTTTCGCCAGATGCTTTTAATAAGCGTTATCAGCGTACTACTAATGCTGTTTTCCGTGATTTGAGCGCATGGTATCATGTTGTTGCAGTGATAGATTTTACAAATCAAAGTGGGCATGACCGTGTTAAACTTTATGTAAACGGTTCACAAATTACTAGCTTTAGCAATGAAACAACTAATGATCCTAGTAGCGGCACATCGGCAATTGGGTATTCCTACGATTATAATATTGGAAGATATAATTACGCTTCTAAACCGATAATCAAAGGTGCGTACATGGCAAACATCCAATTTATTGATGGGCAAGCACTAGACCAATACTTCTTTGGCGAGTTTATAGACAACATTTGGGTTCCTTATAATGCATTCAGCACTGCTGGATCTGGTACAGCAACAGCATCTGATGGGGATACAGCAACAGATAGTTACGGCACAAACGGATTTCATTTAACGTTTGAGAATGGCATAGAATCATTGCCTGTTGGTGGGTACACGGGCAGCCAAAATGCGTTTCGGGATAAATCCCACAATACAAACCACTGGAAGATCAACTGATATGGCTATTACCGCACACGATATTGTACCTGATAGTCCAACGAATAATTTTGCTACGTTGGATCATTTAGCAGATGATGGTGGTTATGCCAATATTTCTGAAGGAAACTTGCGTGTCAACGGTAGTTTAAATGGTGGTACGCTAGGATGTCTTCCAGCTACAATGGCAATTCCAAAAACAGGTAAATGGTACTGGGAAGTTCATGTAGGTGGAGTAGGTTATGAAGTTCAACTGGGCATCTATGACATCGGGAATATAGATTTCAATAATATCAGTGGTATATACCCTGCCAGTGGTACAAGTATGTTAGGAAATAACAATTGCTATGTGTACTACTTTTATAATGGCAGTATGTACGTTAGAGGAGGTGGCGCAACATCATTTGGCACTGCTTATGGTAGTGGCAATCTGATTGGGTTCTTAGTGGATTCAGATAATCTTAAATTATTAGTCTACAGAGATGGTGTTTATCAAAATGAATTGACTGTAGTTGATTCAGAATATGTTCCAATGGTGATGTGGAGAGAAGCTAATGGCAGAAGTGACTTGTACTTGAATTTTGGACAGGACGCTCTGTTCACTGGAGCAACGAACTTGCCGACAGGCGCTGGCGCAAACACTCCAGATAACGAAATTGGGGTATTTGCTTACATGCCTGTTGATTCTTTTGGCAATCCAATCACTAACTTTAAAGCATTATGCACAGCAAATCTGCCAGACTTTACCCCAACCGTTACTGGTGATACTCCGCAGGATTACTTTAAGACTGTGTTGTGGACTGGTCAGACTACTGGTGATGATATGACATGGAATGGCACAACAGGTACAGTAACCGTTGGATTCCAGCCAGATTTCGTTTGGTGGAACCGCAGAAGTAGAAGTAGTAATCAGGGTATAATGGACAGTATCAGAG